GTCTCTGACCGTGGGTTCGAGAGCCTCGATCTCGCGGAAGATGATGGCGGGAGTTGGCCGACGCTCGACGAGGACGGAACGTTCGCGTTCACCGATCAATCGCAGCCCGCTGAGTCCGACGACGGCTTCGCGGATCTCACACCGGATGGTGTCGGCGGGACGTGGCCGCAGCTACTTCGATAACAATGCCAAACAAGCTATCACGAATCTGGGGAAGTACAGGCGCAGAACCGGCGGATGGCGATGAGGTAATTCCGGGGGGTCAGCGCTATCCCGCGGAATACATGAACTGGGCGATGTATGTCGCCACCCGTGACATCAACGAGCTCTGGGCGCTCTTCGACACAGTCTCCGGAAAAGCGGACTCTCCCCACCCGATTGGTGGCGGTGATCACGACCCGTCAACGCTCGCAGACTTAAACACGAAGGTGTCTGATGCGACACTCGCGTCTGAGTCAGTGGTTGCGACGGAAGTCGAGACCCACCGAACGAACGATGTTCACAACGCGGCACAGCCGCCGCAGGCACACGGAAACGCCGAGCACTCCGAAACCTTCGCAGTGGATGGTGACGCTCAGCCGCCGGAAGCACACGACAACACCGCCCACTCGACGGACTACTCTGCTGAGGGTCACGACCATACCGAAGCTGACGAGACGGCGGTCCCGGTCGGCGGGATCGACATGGCCTCGGTCGTCATCCAGAACCCTGACCGGAACCGGGCGACTGAGCTCGCAGACGGGGAGTCGGTGGAGATCCCCATCGCGGTGGAGGACGGTGAGACGCTCGAAGTCTACCGTTGGGGTGCGTTCGACGCGTCCGATCACACTGCTCCGACCGGCCTCGACGTTGAGCTCTTGGACGGGGCGGACACCGTACAGATTGCGGAGAACACGACAAACACGGAAGACACGGGGAACGCGATTGCCTCGTACCAGAACACCACAGGATCGGTGTCAGTGTTCAAACTCCGCGCGAAGAACGACTCCGGCAACACGATCGGGGACGGAACAGGCGATCCGGGCGTTGGCTCGCACTTCGGGTACTTGGTGATCTAGATGAGCGATCGGACGGTACCTACCAGTGATCGGTCATACAGAGTCGATGGAAGAACGGTCGCCCGATCTGTAATACCTGACAGCGCAGTCGATAACTTCGAGGAACCTCTCTACGAAGACGAAGGAAACACGCTTTCCGATTATTACGGAGGGGATGTGGGCCTGTACACACGCCAGACGGCCACTGTGTTTGAGGGGAGTTACGCTATCGAATGCGACTCACCAAGCCGGAATGGCGGAGCGTGGACAGCCTCTGTATCTGGTTTACCAAACTACCCAGCCCCCGGAGACACGTTCGGATGTTGGGCAAGGGTTGGAAACCGAGATAATACGGTTCTGGTCATATATGGAGCGCAAGGCGGAGCCGGTGACGATTGTTATTTCGTCACCCTGGACTTCCGAACAGACGGCGATGAACAAATAATATTTCAGAAAAATAGTGGTGGAAGCGCTATGATCATAGACAGTTCCCCGGTATCTGCAACGATTAACACATGGTATGATATTCAAATCGAGTGGGGGTCTGACAATACCCATATCGCCACGCTGTACGATGACTCCGGCACGTCGCTCGGTTCTGTATCAGGGACCGACTCGACGTACACAGATGGCGGGATTGGCTACCGCGTGGGATTTGGTGGACATGGGTATTTCGACCACTATCGGATGGTCGAGTAATTGACTCGGTGTCGCAGGTTCTCACTCGACGTTTTAGAATCGCTAGCTAGACGCTCGCAGTTATCAGACTTATGTCACACGTCCTAAAAGCAGCCATCGATCCAGTCAGCGCACCGTCCGACGCGGCCGACCGCGTCGCAACATGGGCCGACCAGTTCCGACCGATCCTCCCCGAGACGCACTCGGAGTACCACACGCAGACGGACATCCTCGACGAGCCGGTTGCCGACGAGTTTCGGTACCGGTTCGACATCCGCGACGACATCGACGCGATCGTCAAAGCGCTCGTCGACGAGCTCGATGCCGATGTGGACTGGATGCGCGTCGAGGTCCAACAGGACGACCGCGAGTGGCGCGAGGCGGCGTTCTGTGACGACCCGGAGTACTACGACCCGTCGCGGACTGAGGGCCACCGCACGCCGCCCTCGCTCGACCGTGGCGGGCTCTTCACCGTGAGCGCAGGAGACGCCGACTACCTCATCGATGGGACCGAGCACAGCGCCACAGCGACGACGTTCGAGCCGACCCGCCCTGACGAGGAGCCGCGGACGGACCTGATCGTCGCCGGCGACGCCGGGGAGGTCGTCCGCCTCGAAGCAACCTCTCCGGACAGCTGCCCGGCTGACGTCGTCTGTATCGGTCTCATCGAGGTTCATCCGGGGAAGGTCGTCGTCATCTCCGAGGAAGAGGTCGATGTCCAGACGACTGACTGGAGCATCGCCCACGAGTCTGGGACCATCCCGGACGACATCTGAGTCTTAACCTACACCAGCAGCGGTAGGGCCCGCGCTGTTGGTTAAGCTGTTCCGGGCCCGCCCACCATGTTCACCCGAGTGTTCGAGACCGTCGACTGGATAGACCCGTCCGAACCGATCACGCTGGTCGCGCCGATCGTCGCGGCGATCGCCGCGATCGTTCTGACACACCCGACCGTGGTGTCCCACGTCGGAGACGACGCCCCGTTCTGGCGGACCGTCCGCGGGATGCTGCCCGGCGTCGACGACGAGGCCCGCGACCGCGGGTTCTACACCTCCTATGAGATCGACGAGAACGAGTTCGTCGGCGTCGCGTTCGTCGAGGACATAGAGACGTTCGAGGACGCGCTCCGCGGATTCAACTTCCGGCTCTCGCCACTGGCCGCACACAAGGACGCTCCCGGTGGACGTCGGGAGATCGGCTCCTGGGGGCGGTTCGGCGGCATCGACATCGACGCGTTCCCGTGGCCGGTGTCGGCGATTGTCCTGATGGCGTACCCCCGGCAGCTCCACGCGACGCTGTTCGACGGGCGGCCCGAGGACCTCTCCGCGCCGGAGTGGGACCGTGACCTCGACGAGGCGATCAACGCGGGTGAGCTTGTGCCGGTGCTCGTCACCGGTCACAAAGAGCAGAGCCCATACAACCCGGTGTACGCGTACCGACACCTCCGCGGGATCGGCTACGACGTCGACGCCGGCGTCGGAGAGATCGCTGAGCTCCTCGTGTGTAAGACCGACATCGACTTCGCCCCGAGTGACCGAGCGATCGCCCTCGCCGGCGACGCAGTCGCTCAGTAGACTCCTTTTTACAGTCGTCAGCTGCCCGGCGCGATTCTCCGGGACGCTTATAAATAAGTTCAGCGGCCCGGATTTAGCCGGACAGAGGCGTCACCGGTGTTTGCTGCGGATCTCGCGAGCGGCCGTCTCGTCGTTTGACTGGATGTAGACGCGAGCCGTTCCGGGGTCGGCCCACCCCATGATCGACATGAGCGCGTGGACGCTGATGTCGCGGCTGGCGTGGAACGAGGCCGATGTCGCCCGGAGTGCGTGCGGGTAGACATTACTCTCGATGTCCGCACGGTCGGCGAGGCGATCGATCCGGCGATGGACCGTCGCGAAGCTCTTCTCGAACGCGCCGAACTGCTCGAAGAACTGCTCGACGATCAGCTCCATCCGCGCGCTGAAGTCGAAGGGAACATCCCGCGCCGACGTCGACGTCTTCGGTTCCCAGCGTTTGTCGAGCATCGCGTTGAGCGAGACGTTTACTTCGTCACGGAGCTCGTGGGCTTCGTCAAGGATGGCCCCGTCGCTCATCGCCTCCAGCGCTGCGTCGTCGTGATGCGCGACGATAGCATCGACGGCCTCCTCCTCGGTGAGGTTGTGGCTTTCAAGATTGTCCCGGGCTCGGTTACGGCAGTAGCCACAGACCTCGTCGCCGTCTCCTTTCGTACAGTCCCAGTACGAAGGAATCTCTATCGTCCCGTCGTTCCAGTCGACCCACTCCTCGTCGAGATGCGTCACCTCGCCGGCGCGGAGCCCCAGCCGGCCGCAGGCTACGAGCAGCAATCGGCACTCTAAGGCGATCTCGTCGTTGTTGACATCGTGGCTCGCACGAAGCATCCGTTCCCACTGCCGGGGAGAGAGAGTGTCGTCTCGCGAATGCGAGCGGTCGGACCGGCCACCAAGGGCTTCGGCCGCCGACTGCTTGATGATCGTGTGCTCGGCTATCTGGACGCCCTGAGCGATCTGTCGGCGTCGGGAGTCCATGTTCGTCACGCTTCCGCCTCCATCGCGACATCGTCGACGACGTCCATCACCGCGTCGAGCGCAAGCAGCGTGTCGGTCGCGCCGACCTTCTGGACCCTGCTGTAGTACTCGACCACACTAAGGTCGTCGAGCAGCGGCAGGTGCGTCTGGACGAGTGAGACGTACGTCGCGTGCTGGTCGTCCGCGAGTGCGTCACTCGTGGCCGCGAAGTCGCTCTCGGAGGCCGTCACGACTGAGGCCAGTGGCGAC